GTCCTTGAGCGTTACCCAGCCCTCAGACTTTTGGCTGGCAATGTAATTTGCGCAGGCATCGTGTTGGGCGTCCAGTGAGTTGAAGTTTTGGTCCAAGCCTTCTTCGGTGGACTTGCGCGTGTAGATCGCGCACAGGACTTTAGGGGTGGTAGCCATCAGACGCTCCTTCCAGAAGACAAGCCAAAAAAGGTCCAGCCGTTTCGGTTGGTGCCTGTAATCACCATGGCGATGCGTGAAATGGACTTGTAGCGTTGACCCGCGTATTCGAAATCGTCAACGTGCACCACCACCTCGTGGCGCTCACCACCCCATTCCCGAATCAGGCGCGTTCCGCAGATGGGCCTGCCATCAACCCTGCGGCGGCGGACATCGGCCTTGCCGCCATCGAGTTGTTCGCCAAGCTTCTCCAGGCGCTTGACGGTCTCGCGGCGTAGGCCCCCAAGGGCCAGCTCCTGAATCCGGTATGCCAGACGCGTTTCCAGGAAGCGCCGGTTAAACGGCGGTGGTTCGGTCTGAAACATTTCTCGCCACATTTGCTTGAGGTCAGGTGTGGGCGAGGTTTTAAGGGCTGCAACGCGTGCAACAAGTGAGTCATTCATGGGTGTTGTCCTTGGTAGTCAAAACAACTGTATGAACGCTCTCTTCGGTACGGTTAGCAAGTTGAGCTTCGCGTTTTTGGCGGTCCAGCAGGCGAATTGCGCCTTGGGCCAGGATTGCACCGACGACTGCCATTGGGCTTGGCTCGGCGGGTATGTTTTGTTGTGGGGTGTGTTTTGGGGCGGTCATGCAGGTTCATACCGCCGTAGGGGGGTGTTTTTCTCAGATAGGGCAGTGCTTTGAAGCCCAAAACTGCGCCCACGTGCAATGTCAGAGGGGGGTTGAAGGGGGTATTTGGGCAATTTGGCTGCATCCTGTGCCCGCCCGTGGCGGGCACAGGATAACTAAGGAGCACAGAATCACAAGATCACTGAGTACGCTGAGCACAGCAAAAATTTTATAAGCTATTGATTTAAATAGGAAAAGTGATTTTTTGATGCAATATTTTGCGCATCTGAATTACTTTGAAAGCGATGAAAATAATTAACTCAACATCTGAGTTACCTATATTAGACGAGCACTGGGTGTCAAAAGCACTGCTTTAATCATGGCGAGTTTGAGTATTTGGCCCTAGAATTTGGGCACTGAAATCGAAAACCCAAAGGAAAACCAAATGTCCGCTGCATCAAACGCCAAAAAGATCTCCAAGGGCCAAGAGAAGGCCAAAGCGCTGCGCGACAGCTGCTGGCCAGACCTGGACGATGACAAGCTCTGGAACCGAAAACTGGTTAAGGGCTTTACCACCATCCCCCGCACGATGCCCTTGATCATGAACATCATCGACTCGCTGACCAAGAACAAGCCAGCAGGCATGGTCTATTTCGTTTTGTGGTGCCGCACTTTTGACGAGTCACTGTTGGCCATCGACAACCCGATGACCCTCGCGTTTGAGTCTGGCTTTACTGGCGAGAGGGCACTGAGTACGTGGAAAGACCGCATGCGCTCCTTGGTCGAACTGGGTTTCATTGATGCCAAGGAAGGCCCCACAGGCGCGCACCACTATGTGTTGCTCTTCAACCCACACAAGGTGGTTTGGAACCTGAAAGATCGCATTCAGGAGGGCATGTTTAGGGAACTGCAGACACGTGCAATTGCCATTGGCGCAAGCGACATGGAACCCACAAAGCCCGCCGAAGACAGCAAGCCAACCTAACAGTAGCGCCAGCACAGGCAAGTAAACGAAAGAGACGAATATGAAAAAAACATGGGCAAACGACAGCTGTGAAGCCGTCCAGTCTTATTTCACGGTGTACCGAGTGCCGGTTGCTGCCGCTTTGTGGTGTGGCATCGAACCAGGAGAAGTTGAAGAACACTTGGCGTTGTCCACGGAAGTTGCAAGGGGCGTTCTGAAGCACCCTTACATCAACTGCCTGGAGCCGAGGTGCCGCGCGATCCACGATGCGATCGTGACTGGACTGCTCCCTTGCAGCAGGGAGAACGGAAAAGTCGTGCCGACCGAAGAGCACGTCGCTCCTGAGCGACGTCACATTTCGCGGCAACACCTCAAGGACTGGATCGCTGCGCAGTTTCCGTCTGACAAGCCCGAATTTTTGTTTGACGCCATTGAGCGCAACACGCACTCAGCTATCAATATGGATGCCTTCCAGGTATTGCAGGCAGATCGAGATGCATTGAAAGCCAGACTGGAAAAGGCGGCTGATGAGTACCGCAAGCTGCGAGATGAGCGTAATGAACTGATCGCTGCGAACGAAAAGCTTACTGAACAGATTAAACCCAGCAAGGACGTTGGACTGAGGGCCGAGACAACCTACCTGAACATCATTGGTGGGATGTTGGCCTTGTTCATGATGAAAAGCCCCTCAGGCAAGCCGCATTCGGTTTTTAGTAGTCAAGCGTCTTTGATCGATCAGTTGCTGGCCAACTTCAAGAAGCCCGGAATCACGCAACGGACGCTTGAGGAAAAATTTGCAGCCGCAAAAAAGAGCCTTGACCAGTAACCCAAAACCATAACCAGCTACCGCAGTTGCGGTGGTGCTTCCCGCAATTGCGGTGATTTCATGAAGTAACCCCGGTCCAATGGCTTCATGTAAACGAAAACGAAAAAGGTGATGACATGTTGCAATTCGAAGACGGACAGGAAAATACTCCATACACGACTGCCATGCGCAGTCCCCGCATCATCCGCGATGCCGCCAACGACCCTTACTTCCGCGCTGCAGTCAATGCAGCCAAGACTCGCACATACAGAGCAGCGGTTTCAGCCCGACTGAGCACCTCGGAACGGGAAGATCTGTATCAGGAAATCTTGCTTGACCTTCTTGAACGTGAATCTCAATTTAACCCCGAGAAGGGCAGCCCCGGCACATTTACCGGTTTTGTGTCCGAGCACCGAACCGCCGAATTTCTTAAGGCCCGCAAGACAGACAGAGAGCGCCTGACCTTTGCCTCGGGTGAAGACGTTGACACGCTGGAGATTGTCAACATTAGCCGAGCACGACAAGGTCTGGACCATACGCAGGACGCGGCCAATGACGACGATATTGCGCCGAACGGTTCAACCGAAGCACATTACAGATCGCAATGGTTTGATGGGGACGACGATCTCTTTTCAGACTCCAACACTCTCCACGACCTGGAGACAGCGCTGGCGCACATGAGCGAAGAACAAGCCGAACTCTTGGGCTTGCTTGCTTCGCACCAAGACCTTCCGACGGCATCTAAAGCCTGCGGTATGTCCACTGCCACGTTTTACCGCCGCGTCGCCGACCTGCAAATGCACCTGCGGATGTTCGGCATCAGGACTGCTGCCTGACCGATCGCGGGGTGGCTGAGAAAAACAGTCCCCTCGTTCAGTAAAAACCTTTAACACCTGCAAACTCCGCGCCCCCTTGGGCAGCGGTGGTAGGCCAACTCACGCCTGGAGATTTGATGAACTACAAAAACGACCTGATTGAAACCTCACGCAGCCACTTGGGTCTGGGTGTTGATATTGGCCGCGCAGCGCTGCAGCCGGTTTACGTACCTATTGAAAAACTGTCAGAGGCCAATCTGTGTGACTGGGTAGCTAGTGCGCTCGTTGGCCATTGCATTCAGTACCACGAAGGCCTGCTGCTGCGCGATCGCTCTGAGACCAGCAGCGACCTGACCACCAAAGATCGCGCACGAATTCACTCCGTCGCACGGCGCGCCTGGATCGCCTGTGAACTTGGGCTGGTGCACCTGTTTAGCCAAAAGGTGGGCGACGACCACTACCGATACATGGCCATGCGCTCCAGCTCCCCCCTGAAGCCCCCCGAAATCCGTACCCAGCTGCGTATCGCGCAGATGGCTCCAAGCAACCCAAAGCCCCACTGAAAGAAAGAGGACCCATGACGCCCGAACCAGAAGTGCTGGATGAAATAGGCCAGCTTTACATGAACGAGCTTGAAAAGCTCCCGCTACCAGACCTTGACCGGATGATCAAGCAGGTCACTGCTGCCAAAGACACTGCCGCTTTGTACCTCAACGCATTGCAGTCCACCTTGCACAGTCGCTTGGGCGGTCATGCCCAGCAGCTTCGCCAAGAGGCTGGCAAGTCCACCGGCACTGTGCGCTTTGAGGTCGATGGCTACATGGTCGTCGCCGATTTGCCCAAGCGACCTGAATACAACCAGGTCAAGCTCAAAGAAGCCGTGGAAGCGTTGCGCAAGTGGGGCGAGGACCCGGAGAACTATGTCGGCATCGAAATCAAAGTCGCCGAGTCCAAGTACAACGCCTGGCCACCCGGCATCCGCGATCTGTTCGAACCTGCACGCACGCTCAAAACGGGCAAGCCAAGCTACAAGCTCGAGCAGATCAAGGCCGGAGAAATCCCCGACGCTGCCAACGACAGTCACTTTGGTGGGGGTGTGTGATGGCCATTTCACTTGCACAACTCACCCGCGCCAATACGCCCAAGCCACCCCGCATTCTGATTCACGGTGTTGCAGGCGTTGGTAAAACCACCTTCGCCGCAGAAGCCAGCAAACCTGTGTTCGTGCAAACGGAAGACGGTCTGGGAACAATTCCGGCAGCTAGCTTTCCGCTTGCACGCACGTTTGAGGAAGTCCTTGAGTCACTGGCCTCGCTGTACACCGAAGACCATGACTTCAAAACCGTGGTGATCGACAGCGTGGACTGGCTTGAACCCTTGGTTTGGGGCAAGGCCTGCCGCGACAACGGCTGGGGATCGATTGAAGACGCCGGGTACGGCAAAGGCTACGTGGCCGCTTTGAGCCTGTGGCGTCAGTACATCGACGGCCTGAACGCCCTGCGTGACGACCGTGGCATGACTGTTGTGCAAATCGCGCACACCGACATCAAGCGTTTTGACTCGCCTGAGCACGACCCCTACGACCGGTACGTCAT